CTTAATACCGTCTATCCACATATCGTAAGTGGACGTACCACTGTTGTAATTAATTAATAGATGATGGAATGCGTACGAGATATTGTCCGTTATGTAGCTGCCGGTAGTTGGTGGGTTCGTCCACCAAGAAATAGTTTCTCCAGTCATTGCGCCAGCAAATGACCCCAAACCAATTGTTCTGTTGCTTGACCCACCAGAAGTAAAGCCAACAACAGAGTAATTCGGACTATTGTCTGTTTCTGGACTTGATGTTAGAGCTTTGAAATTTCTAAAAACTCTTTCGAAGGTGTACAGTGTTGTATTCAAACCCGAAATAACGGCTCTGCCAGTTCCGTCAAAGTACATGGAATTTTCAGATATAGAGTAGCCACCGCTTAATGTTCCCGTATTGCCGTTACCGCTCAAGTCAGTCCAAGTTGTCCCAGAGCCTGGGTAACTCTTGGTGTTGGCTGCGTCCAACGCCAAAACCAGCCCACTCGTGACTATGCTGGGGTTGTAATTACTCGCCATCTGGCTCCACCTCCAGCTTGGCAATATCTCTTCGCGTTGCGAAGACTACGAAATCGCAATTTATCTCACGATCAGACTCGACGACCACCTTCTCTGCGTTGGCGTCAACAACAAAGAGCGAGGGTTGGGCAAACTTGCGGGCGGTCAGGCTAACCGTGATGCTTTCAGGATCAACCAGATCAACCCAGTAGTCCGGCAGGACTATCTCGTTCTCCCCATCCAGCCTGCCTCTAAAGTAGACGCCGTTCTCTGGACCTTCTAATGAGGCGTAGCGTAGCTTCTTGCCTTCGGCGGCCTTGACTGGGGTTGGGTGGGGGATCAAGAAGCTCTTAGAGACGGCGAAGAAGTTGCCGTTGGCATCCATGTAGGCAAGAGCGGTGCTGGAGCTATTTTGCCATTCTTGAAGATTAGCTGTCTGAGAGCCAGACCCTCTGACAATCAAGCCTTTGCGCGCAGCACCCGTGCCACCAGTCGTATCAGGTCCAGTTGTAACCAGAAGCTTCGGGCCGTTATTCTGGTCGCCACCGGCATTGCCCAACACAACATTGCCGCCAGGCGTAATCATCAACCTAGTGGTTCCATCCCAGACATAATCGATGATTCTGAAGTATCCGTTGCTGGAATCATGTCCGGTAGCCCAACGCGTGGTAGTGCTGCTGGAATAATAGGTGTATGCGCTGGTGGTTGTGGATACAGTCAAATGGCCGTTTGAGTCTATATTAGTAAGAACAACCCCAGCGTTGTTTTGAATTTCTAAGAGATTTGCGGACTGTGATGCGACGGCCTTGAGGAGCAGGCCCTTGGTGCCGGTTGCTCCGGTATCAACCTGGAGTCTCGCCCCGGGCGAGACATTGCCAATCCCCACATTTCCTGTCGACGAAAAGTAAGCTGTGGTAACCGAGTTGCCAGATCCGGTATTTATATGGAGATTAGAATTGTTGGTTTTTAGCGCAATATCGCCAGTAACTGTCTGGCTTCCGTAATTGTTGTTCGCCCCGACATAACCCAAAATAACCTTGTTGGTTCCGGCTGCATATACACCGATGCCGCCGTAGCCCGAAGTGACATTGGCGACAATGTTGGCATCGACACTGGCTGCGTCTACTTGGAGCTTGAAGGACGGAGAGGCCGTGCCAATACCTACATTGCCGGTAGTCTCCTTAATCACCATTGCTCGACTGTCGGCATTATTCCCCTTGTAGCTAATGAAAACAATATCTGAACGCGACGAGATGGCTAACTTTGCATTAGATGATGAGTCGGCGTAAGCGTAAATTGAACCACGATAGTCTGTACTAATTCCTGTTTGGAATCCGACTATCCCGCCAAGAGTGGAAATATCTGGATTATAAGACGAAGTGTCTAATCCGCCTGCTACCGTACCAATCTTCACATTCTTATTGGTAGCGCCAGACACTTCTAGTCGATCTGCTGGCGAAGCCGTCCCAACGCCAACATTCGTGCCGCTGTCGTAGACAATGCTGTTGCCCAGCGTCTGTTGGCTCGTGAACTTCGGCAGGTAACCGGAGGTGCCGGAGATACCGAAGGGTTGGCCTATCGGCCCAAACTGAACCGAGTTCAAAGAACTCGACAAAGTATAAAAAGAAGTGTCAAAATACAACGGATTGCCCGTTGAGCGGGCAACCGTCCGCTGAATTACGCCATCTTTCCAGTATTGAACATTGGAACCGTCATAAGTGATCGATAACACAGTAGAGGTCGTATATGCCCCATAAGATGCTCCTTGAGCACCATTCTCATAAATCATCAAAGTTGCATTGTCTAAAAAATACCAAGCGTAATCCAAAGAAGAATAATTACCATCAGTAGCCGGGTCGTTATTAAGCCCGAACATGAGGTTGCCGTTTATCTGCGAGGCTCTGGCTGCACAGTAGACATTCTTCGTGTAGCCTTCGCTAGAATAAACCTGCCCATTCCATACGTTGGCGCTGCCTGTACTTTTCGTGTAAGTGCCAGCACTAGGGGAGGTGACACCTCCGGTGTAATTCGGAGTCCAATAATTATTCCCGAAGATAGTGGTTGTGGAGTTAAACGTCCCGTAGGGCGTGAAAGACGAACCCGTAAAGGCCCCGTTCGGACTTACGGCAGCAACAACCGCACCCGTGTTGTCTTGCCACTCTGTGAGATTGGCGGTCTGCGACGCAGACCCCTTAACAACCAAACCTCGTCGAGCAGCCCCAGTCCCGCCAGCGCTATCTGGACCTGTGGTTATCAAAAGCTTAGGACCGCCGGTCTTATCCAAGGATGCAGAAGCACCCATGACAATATTACCGCCGTTACCTATAATCATCCGATCTGTATTGTCCCACACATTATCAAGAAACCGAAGACTTCCGCTGCCGTCATGGTAAATCTGCCATCTGCCAGTACCATTAGTGCTAAAGTTCAAATATTGACTAGAAGAATTGTTTATATTTATAGATGTGGCAGTAACAGTCCCAGAAACATCCAGTTTGGAAGACGGCGAAGCCGTCCCAATTCCGACATTGCCTGCGGAAGTAACCCTCATTTTCTCGGAGCTGGCTGTAGAAAACGCTTGATATCCGCTGGTGCCGGAGACTAAGTCTATGCCTGCAACATAACCAGCTGTTGTGCCCGCCTTAACCGTTAAAGTGCTACTATCAAACCAACTCCATATTTGTGGGTTATTGCTACCGGCTGTTGCGTCGAAGAACAGGTTGCCATCTTTGACTACTAGCTTCTGGGCTGAGTTGGTCGACGTCCCATTGATGATGACGCTAGTTCCGTTGTCAACAATTTGCGAATTGCCAACCACATTGGTGCCAGTAAACTTTGCCAGATACGATGCCGTACCGCTTACCGAGCCTGATGCTGTGCCGGTCGTATTCTGATTCAGCGTCGGTACATCAGCTGCCTGAATCGCTGCCATGACAACATTAGTGCCGTTGCCTCTGAGATACGATCCGCTGGTAACCGCACCTGCTAGGGCGTTAATTGCTAGCTGTGCTGTGGTCGTGCCAGTGCCGCCGTTGGCAATGGGCAAGGTGCCAGTCACCTGAGTCGCCAAGCTGACGCCCGACAGGGTACCGCCCAAAGTCAGGCTGCCACTTGAGGTGACGGTGCCAGTTAGGGTGATCCCATTGACCGTGCCGGTGCCGCTGACACTCGTGACGGTGCCGCCGCTGCTTGAGACTGTCGTCCACGAAAGTGCGCCACTCCCATTGGTTGTTAGGACCTGGCCGTTGGTGCCGTCGGCGGTGGGGAAAACATACGGGTAGGTTTCGCCGCTGGTGCGCCAACGAGAAGAGGTGCCATCATAGACGATCTGCATCATCCTGCCAGGACCTAGAACGACATTGGCCCCGGTCTGGGTGGTGACGCGGTTGCCCGCCGTGCTGGATGCGCTTTCGTTCGCCAGAGTGACATTGAAGGTGCCGACATTGTACAGCCAGAAAATGCGACCGTCGGTGTGAATCCAGGTGGGAGCACCAACACCGCCAGCCGTGGAGGCGGGGGCGATACCAGTGATTGTGGTCGCTGCGGTTGCGTTCAACCTCTGGAAGGCCGAATGACCCGTCAGATTGAGGTCGTTGTAGGAGGTGTTGACAGTCGTCGTGGCCGACCGGTAGGCCCAGGCCCCACCACCCGTGCTACCGTCGGTAACTTCTAAGGTAGCTCTGCGACCATTGGTGTTATTGCCGGTGTAAGCAATTCCGCAGTTGGCATAGCCCTTGATGTGTGACCAACCCACACGCAAATTGAAGTCCTGACCCCAGTTGAGACTACTACTATCGATGCCCCAACTGTAAGAGTCGATGGTGACGCCATCAGCATTGATCACATTGCTTGAATAGATTCCTGTTGCATAAAGCGTGGTGGCCGTGAGGGTGGTGTTGGCGTTGTTTGCCACATTTCTGATGGCGATATTGGCCCCGCCCAGCTGCAAAGTGCCATCTTTGTTAATGAGAAAGCCTTTGCTGCCATCGTGCGAAAGCTGGATTTCATCAGTGCCTGCTGTGCCGCCAGGCTGACGAACGATCACTATGCCATTGCCACCACTCGTAGCCTGGGCACCAGGCTGAATGATGATGGAGCCGCCCGCACCGGAGGTGTTTGCACTACCTGCCTTAATCTGGACATCATCGCCCGCCCCTGACGAGGTCTTGTCCTGGGCGGCGATTACTCTAGTTGCCATTTATCAAACTCCAAATTAAGCCAAGCCGCTGCCCAGACCGCTGCCGCCACCACCGCCACCACCACCGCCCGCAGTGCCGACTCGAACTATGGACACCTTCGACTGCCAGTAAATGGTCTTGCTGGTCTCGCCCGTGCAGCTAATCTTCAGGGCATTGTTGCTTGTGTCGGCGGTCACACTGGTCGCCCAGTTCGCCGCTCCGGCGTCGCGAGCATCGATATCCTGCGAAGTTGACCCGACCATAGAAGTGGTACCGCCGGAAGAACGCTTGATCACTCCAGTAAATCGAGTGCCAAAGCTATCACCTACGGTACCCGAGACACCCCCCGTTTGTGTGCCAAGAACCTTGGCCTCGTAGTACCAGGTTTCACCATTTGAAAGTCCGAGACGGACACTGGAGCCATCCATGAACAAATCGACAGGGGAGACCGAAGTCGAAGTGTTGTAGGGGAAGAGATCGGTATTCTTTGAGTTGTTGACGCCGATCCAGCGATCCATCTGTCGGACAGGAATGCCCGAGGCGCCAATTGCAAAGTAGTTGTTCACCGAAGGTGTGATTTGGCTGGCGATCAAACCGCTAGCGAAAGTCTTGACCCCGTTGACCGTCTGGTTGGTGTTGACGGTGACATAGGTCGCCGAGATATCGGGGATATCCGACGCCGACAGAGAACCGGAGGACAGGTTCGTGCCATCGCTCTTCAGGATGCCTGAGGCAAATGTGGTTTGACCCGTACCGCCGTTAGCGATGGGGAGCGTGCCGGTAACAGCTGCGGTGCTGGCTAGGTTAATTGATCCGAAGGCCGGAGAACCGCCGCCGGATGGAACACGCAACACTTGGTTGGCGGTGCCTGCCGCAGTCGCCTGGATGGCTGATGTGCCATTGCCTAAAAGAACACCGGCGCTGGTGAGTGTTGCAGCACCAGTACCACCATTGCTAACACCAAGCGTACCAGAGATATCTCCTGCTGGCACAGTTGATGAAGCTGTTAGGGCACTAGCCCCGTTGGCTTTGACATATCCCGTCAACAAGGAAAAGATCGGGGTGCCTGAGAAGGTCTTGACCCCCGAGATCGTCTGGGCGCCCGACAAAGTCACATAGGTTGCCGAGATGTCAGGTATATCGCTGGAGGCTAATATACGGTACTGAAGAGCCGTCGCACCTGAGTTGACAGCCAGAAACTGATTGGCTGTGCCGATAGTTGCCAATCCGGTACCGCCGTTAGCGGTGGTGACCGGACTGATCAAAGAGATCGTATTGCCCGACTTGGTAAGGCCGGTTCCCGCTGTGATCTGGCCAGCGCCGGAGAACTGAGACCACACTAGGGCGGTGGTACCCAGCACATAGGTGCCAGCCGGTTGTTGCAGAACCCAGCCAGTAGTTGATGCGACAGTACCTTCTTCCACAAAGACGAACGCGCCACCGTTGAGTTTGGTCGTGCTATCGGCGTCCGAAGCACGCGTCATAGCTGAAGCAGCACCGTTCCAGACATAGATGCCGTTCTGGCTGGCTGTGGTCTGATCCTTCACCAGCACCCGGTCGCCCGAGACCATCGTCACACCGTCAATGGTGCCGCCAGGGGAGGATAGGTTCAGATTGGTGGTGGTGGCGACATGGACGGAGTTCTTAGGGTCCAAACCCTGCGAGACGGAATCCACATAGTTCTTTGTCGCCCCATCCTGAGCGCTGGTGGGATCGGCAAGGCCGGTGATCTTCTGGCTGTTGAAGGCAACAGCGGCGGTGGGGGCCGCCATCTGATCCAGCCTGCTCGTCCTGACCTGCGTGTCAAAATCGCTGATCTTTGACGCAGTCAAAGTCGGGATGTCGGAAGCCTGGAGCGACACAAAGCTCAGGACACCCAGACCGTTGGTGATGATCAGCTGGCGATTGCTGCCGTCCGAAGCTGGCAGCGTGAAAGTCGTCGACCCAGAAGAAGGGGCCTTGAGTGTGACTGACCCCGCTGGACTCTTGTCAAAATTAATTGGCACGACGCACCTCGACTGTTTTGACGGCTGCCACCCAACGAATGGATTTGGCTGACTCGCCGGTTACCTGAATGCTGATCGCCCCATTAGTCGTATCCGTGGCAATGGAAACATCCCAAGGAACTTCAGACTTGGAGATGCTGGTCTTGCTGACACCGCCAATGAGGATGTCTACCGTGGCTGCGCCGGTATTCCGGAAGGCCACTCCCTCAAAGCGAAACGCCGCCCTCTCTCCGATAGTATCTTCGCGCTGTGCGCTAACAAGAATATCAAAAAGATAAGTTGCGTTATCAGGTAATATAACCTGATTGCTGCCAGTCACCGCCTGCCCGTCCGTGGTCAACTTTTCCAGTGTGGCTGATTGAGTCAGCTTGTGGACGACATAAAGGCCACACCGCGTGTTGGTTGATCCGGTCAGGAGGGGGCCTTGCACTCGCAGGTCCGATCCATTAGTAAATACACCTGTGGCTCCCGCAAGGAAACCAGCGGAAGCATATTGCACAGCCCCGTCTGCCCCCTGCGCCCCAGAAGAACCTGCGCTGCCGCCCGAGACAACCCAGCGTGATGCGGCTGAGTCATAAGTCAAGTCCAGGCTTGTACTTGCGGGAACTATCGTGACGGATACATTCAGTTTCAGGCGATTTGCGGCTACGCTGTCGACATCGTTGCTGCTCACTAGGAGATTGGCGGTGCCGACATTGAATAGACTGACCTTCCTGCCGTCGGCGTGGGAGCCGCTGGTGGGGGAGGCAATGCCGGTCAAAGTCGTGGTGGAGGTGACATTCAGCCGGACGAACGAAGCGGCTTCAATCGCAAGATTATTGGCATTCCCGCCCGCAAGGGTGAGAGTGGTGGACGGCGACGAGAAAGAGCCACCCCCCGTCGAACCATCGGTTACCTTCAGGATGCCCTTGGCCGCCCGCTCAATGCCGACATCGGGAGCGCCCGAGCCGGAAGTCGCCAGCGTCGATACCTTGCGTGGCCATAACAGCTTCGGGTTGACGACATCAAACGAAGAGAAATCTTCCTGAAAGACGCCTTGACCGTTGACGAACAGCCCGTTGGAGATCAGCGGCCCAACAATGGCGGTGACGGGGCCGGACGAAAGACTCTGGCCAATGTGGACCGAGCAGAGTGTGGCGGTGCCGCTTTGCAGGAGGATCGACTTGCCCGAGCCTGTCTGGCCAGATACCAGAAGCACCTTGTCGGTGTCGAAGGCGAAGTAGAAGTCGGCGTTGGTCGGGGAGACGCCGCCCGAGGCCACAAGGTAAATTCTGCCATAGTAGTCGGAAGGGGCCGTGCCGGGTCCTCCCGGCTTTTTGCCGGGGGCGAGCAGGATGTGTCCGCCCGATCCCGTGACCGTTCTCTCAGGAGCGATGATGGGTAGGGAGTTCCCACCCGTATCGACCGACTGGTCAAGTCCATTGCGGATCAGCTGATAAAGTCTGGAGCGGGTCGCTGGTCCGCTGGTGATCGTCGAGACCACCCAGTCGTTGTTGACGGGTGTGCGATCGTTCAGCTGGTCGATTCTCTTGGGCATTAGGCCGTGACCTCCGTGATCTTGGCGGTGGCCACCCAGCGTATGGTCTTGGCTGCCTGACCCGTGGCGGTGACGACCAAGCGCCCGTTGGTGGCGTCGGCGGTCACATTGCAGTCCCAAGCATCGGTTATTTTTGCCACCGTGGTCTTGCCGACGGTGCCGACAATGGCGGTAGTGCCTGCGGTGGCATCACGAGAAACACAGCCAGAAAAATGCCAGGCTCCATGCTCGCCGGTCGTATCCGTCCTGCGGGCCGCGACGCTGATTTCAAAATGAAAAGTGGCGTTGTTGGGCAGGACGAAGGTGTTGGAGTTGCTGGCGGCCGCCCCGTCCAGACTCAGTTCTGCGGGAGTGGCCGTCGTTGTCGATGTCCTGAGGATGCCGATGCGGTGCTGGGCATCTCCCGTCGCCGCAAAGTTGCCGTTTGAATAGGCGCTGCAAGTGACCGAGCGGGCTGTCGCCCCGACGCCGACAACCAACAGGCCATACTGATTGAACGGAACGAGCTTGAGGACGGTGCCCGATTCGTTCTTCGTGAACAGGACACCATCTGCCGTGTTGATCGCCAACTCGCCAGTTGCAAGAGAACCCACAGCAGGGGATACCCCTGCCGAGGTATTTCTCTTCAGCCGGATCGTATTGGCCATTAGAACGAGCCGCCATCAAGAGTGCTGTTGGGGTCAAGGTAATCGGTTCCGGCAGTTGCGGCGCTGATTGCCGAAGT